AGATGGCCCTATCAGGTGACCTGATAGTAAAAATCGGAGTGTGTGGTGGCACTCTGGTCCATGTGGACATCGGTCCGCTTGGCTCAACCCTGGTGACGCGGGGGGCGGCCTTGTCGACTGACTACATGTGGTTTCAGCTACATCAACCCAATTCACGTAATGCAACCGTTTTGACTCGATTTTATTATCACGGCAAGTCCCGAACACTAGCCTATGGCGCACTGGCTAATCACTCGAATTGCGAGAGTGAAGTGTTATTTGTCGACAATCTAAAGATTGTCGTGTTTCATGAAATCAATGTCAAAACAATGGACGACGACGAAAATATAGCAGCGATTTCCAGCTATTACGACGCCCTAACTAACACTATGTACTTTAAGGTTTTCTTTGAGGGTTACAATCCTTATGGCAACGAATGCATGTCTCAAGCCATGTTAACCCACACTTGCAACCCTAACAAGTACAAAGACGAAAATGCAGATTACATGATGGTGATCGATTCGGAAGACGTGGACTCAAGACAATTTGAATTTAAGCATGAGATTATGGCTGAGCTCGAATCATTATTGAAGACGCAAGATTTACAATTTGTAAAATTCGAACGCTACGAAAAGATCTTTTATGTACTGTACGTGAATAAAAAATTTAGCCTTACGGACGTGGCGACTTGTCTGAACGGCTATTACAGGGTCTACGACTATAGAGCGATTAAGCCCGACGCAGATGACTATTACAAGCAAGCAGTTAGTCCTCGTCGCTCTAGGTCAGGTAGCTCAAAAAAGAAAAGTAAATCGAGTAAGTCCAAAGACTCGAAGACCGACAGCGCCAAGAATACTAGCGTTAGTAACTCAACTATCACTAAGAAGAGTATTCTTGATGACGACACACCACCTACAAAATCGGAACCGTCAACTGAGACGTCGACTACATCTTCCACCTCAAAGTCCAAATCTTCCCGAACTAAGAAGCGAAGTCAGCAAACCATTTGGAGACCTAAAATCCAAAAGGCCGACGACTACTCCGCGTCTAAGAAGAAGGATGCTGATGGAATTAAAGGCGGCAGAGGAGGTAAGAAACGGTATCTGGTAAAACAAGCGCTAATCGTGGACAAGCAGAAGCAGCAAGGCGACAACGACGCCAAACACGAGAAAGAAAAAGAACTCAACGGTAACGACGATGACTCGTCATCAGACAGTCACGAACCAGACTCAGCAGATTCTGATGTTGAAGACCCCAACTATGATAAGAAACCTGAATATCTAGCGGTCTACGACATCAATTATTCTGCCATCAAGTTGCTTTATCCGGCAGTAGCTAGTCTGGCTTACACTTTCTTTACTCGCAGAGCTGATTCAGCTATTCTTACGGGAGCTCTATTCGGTTGTTCACTTATGAGTTTAAATCTGAACATTAAAGTTAAGACTGTCGAAAGGCGCATGCCCAATAGTATGGGTGATACTCGAACCGACGCCGATAGATTAGCCGATCTGAAACACAATAATGCCAAGACTATTGGTATTCAGAAAGTCGATGAGTGGCGACTGCGCAGTCCACTCTTTCCATCGTTATTATTGTTGCGAACTCAATCTCCAGTATTAAGAGTAGATTTGGAAACTTATTATCAGACTGCGAGTCAAGTAACAGCAAATATAACTTTGAGTGACAAAGATTTACGACCACAATTGCAAAACGTAGCCAGACTCGGTTGTGCCACAGTTAACTTCGATCGAACTACAACGGCATTAAACTCAACACAACCTGGTCTGATTATGGCTTTGTATCACAAACGTAAAGAGAATCTACACAAGTTGGCCCAATGGGACCCGGATTTTTCGCAGAGCCCGGATCAAGCACAAGGACAGCACTCTATGGCTACAGGTATGGCGAAGTCAATCTGGCAGAAGTTACAAGAATTCACGGGGACGCAAGGCTCACGAGTCTCAAACGACCTAACGTCACTGATGAATTACGTCGCTCGCCGGTTAGCTTTACCCGCAGCTTCAGCTTCATCAATTGCGCTCCTATCATTCCTGACCTATATGATCTTGCGACAACTGTTGCCGGTGTTGAGAAGCGATTTGCTTACGATCCTCCACACCGTGACGCTAAAATCCGGGCCGATTTCAAAGAATTTGTTCAAGAATTCATCAACAAGTATTTACAACCTCTTCCGCTCGATACGGACTTCAGTTTCGAGCATTGGATTGAGAATGTAAACTATCCGGCGTGGCGCCGGGCTCAGTTGACGAATATCTTTAACGATCCGTCCTGTGAGAGTGTAGATTCTAAGGGACGCTTAAAATCGTCGGCTGTTAAATCTTTTGTCAAGTACGAGTCATACCCGACTTATAAACATTGTCGTATCATTAATTCTCGGGATGACCGTTTTAAAGTCCATGTAGGACCAATCTTTCATGCTATAGAAAAAGCAATCTTCAAGTTAAAATGGTTTGTCAAGTATGTTCCTGTGGAACAAAGACCTCAGTATGTTATCGACTTGATAGGACAACCTTTGATTGGTTCCAATGTGGACGGGGTGGTGGAGGGGGACGATGGTTTGTTTCAAATTGGAGGGGAGTATTTTGTTACTGACCATAGTCAATACGAAGCTGCCTTTACTAGGGATGTTATGGAAGATTGTGAAGAACCGCTTTACGAATTCATGCTTTCATCGCATCCTAAAGTATTGGCCAAATTCAGAAAGTACTATGCATACATTAAGGGCGTTAACCGCATTAAATTTCGCCATTTTAGTATGTCATGTACAGCAAAACGTATGTCTGGAGAAATGAATACCTCTTTGGGAAATGGTTGGGGCAACCTGATGAGTTTCCTATTCGAGTGTAAACGAAGCAACAACAAACCCACGGCCGCCGGGTTGGCTCTTAATGGATTTACCGTTAAACTTGAGAAAGTTAGATCAATTTATGAGTCATCTTTCTGTGGCTTTATGTTTCATCCGGACGACAAGATTATTGTCAAGAACCCACTAGATTTCTTAATCCAATTTGGGTGGTTGCCACAAAAATACATCAACGCCAAAGACTCAGTGTTGATGGGGCTTTATCGTTGTAAGGCCATCTCATTGCTACACAGCTTTTACCGTAGTCCAATCGTAGACGCGTTCGCGCGATACGTATTACGAATGACAAGTGGTTTCGCAGTGAGACAGTATTACAACGATAATTATATGTATACCAGAGTAAACTATGCCTTAGATAGATTTAATCGAGGTCTTTTGCCTAAGATGGACACACCTTTGCCAACACGAATTTTAGTACAGGATAAATTCGGCATCAGTGTGGAAATACAGCTGAAGACTGAAGAATTTTTCAACAACCTGGATACATTGGACCCTATCAACTGTCCGCACATCAACGACATGGCACCACCAGAGAATTTCAAACATTACATCAATTACACGATGCCCATTGCACAAACCGGGCCGGAATATTACCCTGTCCTCAATATCAATAGAAGACCGATAATGCGGGACCCAGATTCTTTGTTACTCTATTCGAAGAAAATGAGACCTGCGTTATATTCTAGAAGTATTAAAGGTAATAATCCGAAATTACAAACAATATGAACACAAACAAATTTACAAAACAACAAAACAATAAACGAAATGCTAGACGCCGAAAACGTCGAGCAACAAAACAACCACAACGTCGACCTCAACAAGAACCTGTATTTACTAAGCAGATTTTATCTATGCAAGCCGCCACTCCATCTCGTTATTCACTTATGACTGATAAGCAGAAGATGGCGGCCATTAACAGGAGATACTCGTTCTTGGAAGAAATGTCACCATGTGTGAAACAATACGCCAAAGTATTAGTGAACCCTTTTGTCATACCCAGAGAGCCAGCATGCATTCCAGATTTACACAGCTCACCCAGCACTAAATTTTCTGCTTGGAGCCGTGGTACTTTTCAAAATGGCACTACTGGTTTGGGTTACATAGTATTTGACCCCTGGCAATTTGTCGCTAATGATTTGATCGATACGATAGATGGAGTACAGAATTGTGCAATTTATTCTACTAACAACTCCTTCCATCGCGACCAGATTATCACCGTCACTAAGCCAGGAGATATGCAACCTGAATTTACATCTTACGCATCTAACAGCCCCTATAAATACGACGACTTTGTCGGGACAGACGATGAAGGAACTTTAATTTCACTGTCTCGTTATCGCGTCGTAGGCGCAGGGCTGCGTGTTAAATACGTGGGACCCACATTGACAAATCAAGGCAGTTTGTTGGCGGCCAGAGAAGCTACTAATGACAATATCCCAGATAGAGTCTCTTTTAGTTATTTATTAGGCTGGCAATCAACGACCAATACTGCTATGAAGGCGTTCTCCAACAAGTGGTGGGCATGCGTTTATGTGCCGGCGACCCCAGACGATTATACTTATGATTTCTTATTGAATAATTATCCTGGGGAGATACCTACACAGACACGTTTGTCGCACAAATGCATGATAATTGCCGTAAACGGTGCCGATGGAGCTAACCCAGTCACATTACAGTTCGAGGCGTTCGCGCATTACGAATTGATTGGGAAGCCCCAAAGAACACTGTCTCATACTGACTTGTCCGGGATGTCTATTGTTCACAATAGCGCAGCTCAAGTCAATTTGAACGGCGACCAAGCCCACAATCAGTCGTTATTCCATTCGCATCTTCAAGATAGTGGTGTTAAATCACCTCTCACAGAACCGGACATTATGCACGAGCTTGATGAGCTTATGGATTTACCTAAGTTATTCGAAGATTGATTTCACACACCCCAGTTGGAAGGAAAACCAACGCAAACAACCG